AAAGAGATGAAGGATCAAACTCAAAGGAAAACCCTATAGGTTTATTTTGGGGTGATGGTAGTACTTCTTTTACTCAGATATTTTTTAAAGTAAAAAAGAGAACACAACCAACTTTAGAAATTAGTAATTATACTAATGCTTTTAGACACTATGGAACTGGTGGTGGTTCAAATGCTTCAACTTTAACTGTTAATACATTGCATAGAGATGGAATGTTGCTACAAGGAGGGGGAAACGCAGGTGGTTCTGGATTTACACGACTTTTTACTACCAACAATGGGCTAAAAGCCCTAGTCGCTGCTAGTGCGGAGCTTTAAACTATGGCATTTCCAACAAACCCAATTTACAAATTATATAATTCAACACTCGATGGAGTTACTACACAGTATATCCTAAAAAGTCATGGAGAAAATATGTTAAAAAATATTCCTCTTGATGCAGCAAACACAGATTACCAAGAATATTTGGAGTGGGCAAAGACCAACACTGCAGAACCTGCTGATTAGCTTGACAAGTATCAAAAAATACTTTATAATGAAAAAGTCTTTAGCATCCTTGTAGATTTGGGACTAAAGATACTCCCCTGTGGTGGGGGGAGTGTGTTGGTGGTAACACAAAGGGAGGATACCCTCCCTTTTTTATTTGTATAAATCATTATTTAAGGTCTAAAAACAAAAATGAATTTCACTGTGTTTTCAAAAGAAGGATGTTCATATTGCGAAAAGGTAAAAAAAGTATTAGAGTTGACAAGTAGTAAGTTTGTGGTGTATAATTTGGGTGAACACTTTGATGAAAAGGCATTCACTGATGAATTTGGGAATGGTACTACATTCCCACAGGTCATATGTGATGGTAAAAAACTAGGAGGTACAGTTGAAACAGTTGAGTTCCTCAGAGAACAAAAAATCATTGCAAGATGAGCTAAATAACTCAAACCTAGAGATTAATCGAGGTTTTGAATTTATCCTCAATGGGGGTAAAAAGAAACAAGTGAAACCATTTTCATTTGTTTTTGATAAGATATTTAATCTTTTCAATCGAGAGGTTGGTATCTACTTTGAATTTTCTTTGTCGAAAAGAAAATAACATTACCAAAGGAGTATCATGGATATTCAAGTCCTGACCGCACTTGCTCTACCTATTTCAATTATGTTTTTCTTAGTTGGATTATTAATAGGTTGGGTTGCAAGAGACTATATGATGAATTATCGAGAGATTCCTAGACCTCATCCAGAGATGTTTGACATCAATGGAAACTTAGTACCAGATGAAATTGTAGCATTTAGATTTGAAAACAATTATGACAACGACAGCGAAGAAGACGAAGACTAAAAAAGATCCACTTGAACTTCCATTAAAACCATTTGCCTTTGAGGTATTTCATCTTGCATCAAAGCAAAGATCCAAGGCAAAGAAAGTTGAGGTATTGAAGAGATATGAAGACCCATCTTTAAAAGCATTGCTTATATGGAACTTTGATGAAACTATAATATCTATTTTACCAGAAGGTGAAGTTCCTTATACGGGTTATGATGAACAGACAACCTATAGTGGAACATTAACGACTAAGATCTCAGAAGAAGTGCGTAAGATGCACGAAACAGGTTCTTTCTCAATGGGTGCAACTGATAAAGAAGGACACACTACAATTCGTAGAGAATATGTTAACTTTTATCATTTTCTTAAAGGTGGTAATGATTCTTTGAATAATATTCGTAGAGAAACTATGTTTATTAATATTCTTGAGGGATTACATCCATTAGAGGCGGAGATTATTGTACTGGTTAAAGACAAAAAACTTGAATCAAAGTATAATATTGCAAAAGAAATAGTATCAGAAGCATATCCAGATATAAATTGGGGTGGTAGATCGTGACAACCATGACAAAGACAGAGAAGAAAGAATTAATCTGGACAAGTAAAGAGAAAGAAAATCATAAGAGTGAATATGGTTGTGAAATTCTTGTAGAGAATGGAACACCCGAACAAGTGGCAATAACTAATGCACCTACTGATGCGTTCGTAGTTACATATGAGTATCAGGAAAAGGTTTGTCGTGATTTGACAAGAGGTGTAAGAGTTAAACTATTTGATATGTATTACGATAAGTTTAAGACAGGTCTTAAGTCCATAGATTATGGTAGGGGTACAATCAAACCAAACCTTTGGGGTTATAATTCTTCACCCCAAAAGAAAAAGCGGAAGTAGTTTCAAAAATAGGGCAAAAAAATCTCCCCAAAATTTTTGGACTCTTAAGATTTTGTAAAATTGTATCAAAAAATACACAACTGCTTGCATATATAGTATGAATGTGTTAGTATTAACACAACGTTCACCCCGAAAGGGGCGCAAGTAAGCCGACTCGGAACGGGTACGTTCATCCTCGCAAGAGGACGCAAAAGCCGACTAAAGGAACGGACTTAAAAAACCCAACTACTTTAGGAGTAAATCCAATGGCAACAGTCACATATCGTGGTATCAAGTATGATACTCAAGAGTACCACAACATGGTACAAGCGGAAGCACAGCAGAGAAATCATGATCTAATGTATCGTGGTATCAAAGTAAAACGTAAATTCGCTTCAAAGAGTTAAAGACACTCTTGCTGAACAAATTGAAGGGGTTGATCCCCTTCTTTTTTTATGCTATGATATGAAAAAGTCATTTATTATGGAACGTAGTAAATTAAAAGATATTGTTCGTAGTCTCGAACTTATGGTTGACGCATTGAAGACAGAAGTGTATTCTGATGTGGAATCTTATAAAGATGAAACACCTCCAAAAACAAGACTTGACTATGATGAATTATATGATGATGGTTCAGACTAATGAGTAGACAAAAAAACTTAATTAAATTACTCAAAAGATTAATCAAGCAAGATTATCTATATACTGATGAAAAATTAAGAGAGATGAAACAAACTCTTCGACTTGCAGAAGAAGAAATTGCAGCACTTGAAGCAAAAAATTCAAAGGGATTTAAATGACAGTAGACTTAATAAGCATCACACCTGATGCTGAAAAAACAATGGCACATATTGCCAGAGTATCAAATCCAAATAATCAAGATAATCCAAAATATGCAGGATTATTGAAGTATTGTATCAAGCATAATCATTGGTCTGTATTTGAACAATCATCTATGACATTGGAGATTGAAACTACAAGAGCAATCGCAGCACAGATATTAAGACATCGTTCTTTTACATTTCAAGAGTTCTCTCAAAGATATGCACAGAGTAATGAACTTGGTAAAATCGAATTGCCAGATTTAAGAAGGCAAGATGATAAAAATCGTCAAAATAGTATTGATGATCTTGATCCATTTGTGAGACAAAAATTAGAAGCACAAATGATTACTCTTTTCAGTTCTGCACAATCATTGTATAATCAGATGATTGAAGAAGGAGTTGCAAAAGAATGTGCTAGAATGGTATTACCATTATGCACTCCTACAAAAATCTATATGACAGGTTCTTGTCGTTCTTGGATTCATTATATTGAATTACGTTCTGCACATGGAACACAGAAAGAACACATGGAGATAGCAGAAGCATGTCGCAAAGTGTTTACCGAACAATTCCCATCGGTCTCAGAAGCACTTGAATGGGTCTAAATAACTATACATTAATCAATTATTATGGCAACATATCCTGTAGTTAATACAAAAACTGGTGACAAAAAAGAAGTGGTAATGAGTGTGAATGATTGGGATCAGTGGTGTACTGACAACCCCGATTGGTCAAGAGATTACTCAGATCCATCCACAGTGCCAGGCGTTGGAGAAGTTGGAGAGTGGAGGAATAAACTCGTAAGAAGAAAACCAGGTTGGAATGAAGTATTAGAGAGAGTTCAAAAATATCCTGGTGCGAATAAGCAGAAGATTGATTAATGGGAAGAAAAAAAAATGGAGATCAACCCATTGGAGTTGGGTTGACAGCAAAGCAAATGCGTAGAAAAAAACCTATTAATTCAGATTATTTGGTTGATATTGAACCAATAACTGAAAATCAAAAAATTTTATTTAACTCTTATAAAGAGAAAAAAAATATTATTGCTTATGGTGCAGCAGGTACAGGTAAAACCTTTGTTACCTTATATAATGCTTTGAAAGATGTGCTAGATGAAAGTACCCCATATGAAAAAATCTATATGGTGCGTTCATTAGTTGCAACTCGTGAAATTGGATTTTTACCTGGTGATCATGAAGATAAATCTGACATATATCAAGTACCATACAAACATATGGTAAAATATATGTTCCAGATGTCTTCTGATGCAGACTTTGAGATGCTATATGGCAATCTCAAGGCGCAGGATACTATCAAGTTTTGGAGTACCTCATTTTTAAGAGGAACAACACTTGATCGTTCGATTGTTATCGTTGATGAATTTCAAAACTTGAATTTTCATGAATTAGATAGTATAATAACAAGAGTTGGTGAAGACAGTAAAATTTTCTTTTGTGGTGATGCATCTCAAACTGATTTGCAGAAAACTAATGAAAGAAATGGAATCGTTGACTTTATGAAGATAATTCGTTCCATGCCATCATTTGATGTAATTGAATTTGGTATTGATGATATTGTTCGTTCTGGAATAGTAAAAGAATATCTTATAGCAAAACTAGAAATGGGTATGTAATGTTTGAACATGTTGATTTGAATCTACCTCCTATCAAACGGGAGACAATAGATGGAGTTCGTTATTATTCTGTACCTGATGAAGATGAATTAATTAAATTAGTTTCGATCACATCAATCACAAGTCATTATAATAAACAAATCTTTCTTGATTGGAGAAAGAGAGTGGGTAATGAGACAGCAGACAAAATTACAAAGGCTGCTACGACTCGTGGAACAGATATGCATACTCTTACAGAGTATTATCTAAAAAACGAGGAACTTCCCAAAGTCCCTCCTATATCTAAATTTTTATTTAAAATATCGAAAGGTAAATTAAATAAAATTACTAATATACGCACTCTAGAAGGTGCGCTATATAGTAAGCAGTTAGGAATAGCAGGAACTGTTGATTGTATTGCAGAGTACGACAACGAGTTAGCAATAATAGATTTTAAGACATCTAAAAAACCTAAACCACGAGAGTGGATTGAACACTATTTTGTTCAAGCTATGGCATATGGTTGTATGCTGTATGAGATGAAGGGTATATCAATTAAAAAATTAGTCATTATTATGGCATGTGAAAACGGAGAGTGCGTTGTCTATGAAGAATACGACAAATCAAAATACATCAAGCTCCTTGGAGAATACATTAGAAAGTTTGTTGGAGATAAACTGGAACTCTATGGAACCTAACAAAGAACTAGAAAAAGCTATTGCGAATAAGTTTGTAACTCCACAAAAGTTTGCATTAGATATTGAGAAGATTGTGGTTGATGAAGACCTCAATTATATTGATGCGATCATACACTATTGCGAAATAAACAATATTGAGGTAGAATCAGTAACGAAACTCATATCAAAACCTTTGAAGGAAAGATTAAAGTGGGATGCAATTCGTCTTAACTTTATGAAAAAGACTTCGAGGGCAAAACTACCTTTATAATGAAAAAATCAGAGTTAATTCACTGGAGACTTCAAGCAATACTAAGAGAACATAACATGCCAGATTTACAATATCTTGGTGTTAGACCCGATAGTATCGGTATGCCACAACACTGGTATATGATAGGTGAGAATGAGGTTCCTTGTGACTCAATTACAGAATTAGACAGTGAAGAAGTTGAAGAGGAAAGTGACACCGTTTGAAACCTATCAGACTTATCTTTCTATGAAAAGTCATTTTACAAATCGTAAGTATGACTTCTTTAAATATGGTGGCAAATCCCGTGCCACAGTAACGGCTTTCAATCGAAGAAAAGACAAATACTGGTTTGAGAAAACTTCCCGTAAGTATTCTGATGGTCAGATAGTTGATTTTCTTCTTGCCAATTTTGTAACATCAACTAACCCAGAAAACTTATGGATTGGAGAAATTATCAATTCTGGAGAAAGAAATTACTCAGAGTGGATGAAAACTCAACAGAGTTTAACTTACTTGTTCAAAGAACAATCACAGAGATTGCTGTCCGAGAACGACTTAGAGGAAGTATTCAACTGCTCCAAGGGACACCCAATAATACTCAAGAAACACTTGGGTGGAGAACTAAACTTAGAAATCTTAGTAATTTACGAAAAGATCTTTTCTTTCGTAAAAAACTTTGACAAGAAACTTGACGATCCTGTATGGGAAACCGTAAAGATGAAAATTAATAAGTATAGTCCTTTCATAAATATTAATGTGTTTCATTACAAAAAATTATTAACGGAGGTTATTCGTAATGGCTCTTGACAATGCAACAGTGCTTGAAAATCTTAAATCTCAACTCAAAGAAGTTACACAAAAGTTAAATGACTTAACTGAAACTCGTGTTAAACTTCTAGGAGCAGTTGATGTTCTCGAACAAATCGAGCAAAGTAAAACGGAACCAGTACAACCAGAAGTTGTGGAGACTAAGAAAAAATGAGATTTTTTGAATCGGAAATAGTCCGTGAAGAATTATCTGAAATCAATCGACTACAATCAAGCATCTATGGAAAGATGTTTGGTTTTGGTTTTCTAAGTCCTACTGACCGAAAGGAACATGTAGATAAATTGCAAACTCTTTTAGAGAAGCAAAGAACGATGTGGACTCGATTATCTTTATCAGATGATCCAGAAGCAAAGGAAATGAAAAATACTTTGCGTAAGTCCTTACAAGGTATGGGTTTCCCAGAGGGAACTGACCTACCTACGATTTTTAGTGCTATGGATGATACCATAGAAAAACTCAAAGGGAGTGTTGACTAATTAATCTACTTTTGTTATAATACAAACAATCCCCCAATCAAATTATCCGAGGTAATCTAATGTCTTTTAAAGACCTTAAAAAACAATCTAAGCTTGGCTCTTTGACTGCAAAGTTAGTTAAAGAAGTTGAGAAAATGAATAATAACGGTGCGTCTGGCGACGAACGCACATGGAAGTTAGATGTAGATAAAAGTGGTAATGGATATGCTGTTATCCGTTTCCTACCTGCACCCGAAGGTGAGGATCTACCATTTGTAAAACTATACTCCCATGCCTTTCAAGGTCCTGGTGGTTGGTATATTGAAAACTCTCTGACAACTTTAGGTCAGAAAGATCCTGTTTCTGAGTATAACACTCAACTCTGGAACAATGGCACAGATGCAGGAAAAGAAACAGCACGGAAGCAAAAACGTAAACTTACTTACATGAGTAACATTTACGTTGTGAAAGATCCAGCAAATCCTGAGAACGAAGGCAAA